TACCTCTGGATGAAACACCCAGTTTCACTCCCTCATCAATGAGGGATTGTGCAATCTTACCCATTGGTGTGCTCAGGAGTTTAGCCTTACCAATGAAGTTTGAACCACTCTCTTTAAGTGATACAATCTTGTGGGATACTCTATCAAGGTTTACAGTAGGACCTTCTGGGTGACCCAGTTCACCTAATGCTCTGCCTGACTTTACATGGTTTTCATTGTATCTTTGAACTTCCTTTCTCAGGACGCTCATAGGATACATTCTACCATTTCTGTTTTGAAGGTCTCCCTGGAGGAAGATGCCCTCAATAAACATTGACTTCTTGCCACCAACAGATTCTACAATGAAGTCAACAGTTTCTATTTCTTCTCTGATTAGTTTCATTTGTGACCTCAGGAGACTTGAACTTGTTGGATGAATGCTTTGCCAGTACTGGCATTTGTGATAACAGATACTTTCAATGATCTTCTCAACTCAGCATAAGGAGCAGCAAATGCTGTTGCAATACCAGATGAGTTGTGACTGACAACTACTCTTGTTCCAAAGAAACCACCAACACCAGCAGTATTGTTGATGCTAGCAATTGTTTTATGGGAAAAGTCATAGTATGATTGACCAGTGACAGTAAGTGAAACTGCATCACCTACAGCAAAAGGACAACCTGTGCCTTCAGGAAAATCAATAGTTGTTGTGTTACCTTTGGTTACACCTACAACTCTTTGAGCAGCAACTGCTCCAAGACTGATTTTTTCATCACCACCAGATATTCCAACATAGATGTCACTGGTGGTAGCAGTTGGGTTAGCACCAACAGCAACATGACAACCAGCACCCTCTGCAACAACTCTGAGAGTATCAGTTTGTTGATTGAATGCGGATGATGCAGTTGCAGATCCATTTGTAGTGGATATAACTTGCCCAGTGCCTACTGCTTTAATTGCGCTCATTTTCCTTAAATTACAATGTACCTGTTAATTAGTATTTAGACCTGTTCTTCTTCTGGTGACTCTACTTCAACCTCAGCAGCTGCTTCTGGTTGTACATCATCACCATCAAATACACTATTCATAATTCTAGGAGTTGCAGTTTGAACTTTTTCTGCAGTTCTGGCATAAAGCATATCTTTGATGGCATCACTGATTTGTGTAGGTGATTCATCTTTCACCAAAAGATCCATTAATTCTTCCATGTTGTATAGGTTGCAATAAATTTATTTATATTTCCCCACCCTTGGGTGTTTCAAACTTAGTTTCATCAATCTCAGGTGCTTGGGGAGTAGCACCCATTAAACCACCTGTTGTATCACCAGGTGCAGGTGCCATTGGTTGACCAGTTACTGGATCAACAGGCATTGCACTTGGATCAGGGATGACACCATCCTTGATTTCCTTTTTAATCAGAGCATCTTGCTCTTCAATCTCAATGTCTGTTTGTCTAAGAATCTTACGTCTTACATAATCATTGGAGTAATACTTACCAACATAGGGTTCTGCAAGTGCTGCAAGATTGAGTCTTTCAGTAGTAAGTTCTGCCTCTTTGAGTTCAGCAAAGTGATTATCATAGAGGAAGTCATACTGAATATGATCAGACATTTGATCCCAATCTTCTGGGGTGCAGACATTCTTCAAGAGAAGTTGTGTCCTCAAAAGATCTTGGAACATGTGAGAGAATCTCTTTCTCATTCTTCCAACAAACTTGGAGAACTTGATTTCATCTCTCAGGATTTCAGATGATCTGCCCAGTGAGAAACCACCCTCTCCCTGAATTCTTGTTTCAGGAACATTCAAAGATCTGTACAACTTCTGTTGGAAATAATTGATATCAGTAATTTCTCCAAGGTTCTGACCACCAGGAAGTGTAGTGATTTCAGTTCCTCTACCACCTTCTCTTCTAGGTAACCAGAAGTCTTCCATCATGGACATATGCTTCTTATCATCCCTGATTTCACCAGTGTTGGAATCATATACCAACTTGTTTCTATAACGCATCATCACATCACGCAGGTATTGTTCTGCCTTTACCTTAGGCAAATTACCTACATCAATGTAGAAGATTCTTCTTTCAGGTGCTCTTGAAAGTCTGTAGATAACCAATGAATCCTCAATCATCATTAATTGATTGAGTGGTTTGATTGCTTTGTGCATCCAAGAGAGTGTTGCTCCCTTGTTTCTATCTACCAGTCCTGAAGTGCAGTAACAAATAGAATCTCTTGTAAGTTTTACACCACCTGCTTGTGACTGTGTTCCATATCCAGTTTTCTTTGCTCCATCTGTATAGATGAAGTACTCTTCAATGGGTGGAAATTGAAATTGATCAGCAGCATTTTCCTGTCTAAGGAAAGTTCCATCACCTTTCTTTTTAACAATCTGACGAACATAACGCATCTTAGATGCATCAATATATCTCAGTTCTTGAATACCAGCTTCTGGATTCTTTTGATCAATTACCTTGTTATAATAAAGTCTTCCATCAATATACCAATTTCTGAAAATTTCATGTGCCTTGGTATCAAAATCAAGGAGGTCAAGAATATATCTAAACTCTTCTCTAATTTTTTTCTTGATGCCCTCACTGGCATTCAAGTTTGAAAGTTCAATCTCCACTGGAGAATCATTAGTATCAGAAACAATTGCTTCATTTACAATATCTTCAATAGCACTATCACACTCAGGATACAATGACATAGATCTATATCTTCTGATAAGATCATTCTCATTCTTATAGATTCCTTCAATATCTACATAAGAGCCAAAAAAACCAGAGCTAATATAGTTCTCTGACCCATCCTGGTTATTGGGGGGTACAGGAGATACTAGCCCTGGTGGTTGCTTTTCGCTATCTTCAATTGAGAAACCAAATAGCCTTGCCATTATTATATACTAGGAGCGACTTTGCTCCTAGTATTTATCAACTTAAAATATCACTTAAGTGTTGGAGTTGTTCCTCCATCATTTCTGCCATCCTCAGCAACACCAATTCTGAAGTCCTGAACCTGGAAGGTTACAGTGAATTCTTCAATGGTATCAGTTGAATCATAGCTCAGATCAATTGCACCAACCTCAGTTGGGAAGATTCCAGTGAACTTATAAGATCTCAGCACTTGCTGGTTCTTATTGTTCTGTGGGTGAGTTTTTGCATTTCTTGCTTTTCCTCTGCCCAGTTGTGCAACAAAGGCATTGGTCATGTAAGAAGAAGGATTAGTAATGCCTGTAGCATGTGACAGGTCATTAATTGAGTTCATCCAACCCTCAAATGCACTTCTCAGATTGAAGTCCTCATCATTGATGATGGTTACAGTCCAAGGTTCAAAGGTTCTGTCACCAGCAACTTTGAGGATTCTACCTCTGAAAGGAACTGGAATTTCAGCAACAGTTGAAGCAGGAAGTTGAGCAGCTTTGCAAAGGAATCTGAAATCCTTTTGAGCAGCTTTGTTCCAGAGTTGTCCTGCACCTGTGATCCCAGATGGGAATGAAGGAATAGAGCACTCAAACAGATTGGGGCGAGCACCCCCACCCCTCAACTGATTCTTGAAATTATGAAGATTTTTTGTTGCGATGTTTGCCATTTTTGTTACCTCTTGTGTTATTGCTAATTATAAATCAGGAACCAGTAACTTCAGAGAAGCTAATTCCACCTCTTGTAGCAACAAAGGTAAGAGTTACAAAGTTGATTGATCTTGCTGGTTGGATGAAGATATCAGCTCTGAACTCATTGTTGTCAACAATGTCAGGAGTGTTGTTTGTTTCATCACAAATGACTCTAAAGTCTTCAATACCTCTTTGAGATTGAATATCAGTCAGAAATGGTTCAACAATATTGACAAAGTTTGCTCTGGTTTCAGAGTCATTCAGTTCAAAGAGTTGATCATTTGCAGCAGCTTCAAGTGCTTGCTCAACTGTCAGGAACAGTCTTCTTACATTGATTCTATCAAATGCAGACTTGTAGCTAAGTGCAGTCTTGTCACCAAAGAGAATAGCACCAGAGGCATTTTGGTTAATGACTGGGTTGATTCTTGCTTTGTAGAGCAAGTCTCTTTGTGCCTTGTCAGGATTGTATGCCAACTTGACAACATTATTCAGTGTTCCTCTTGCCTGACCAGCAGGTGAGAACCAAGGCAGATAAACAGTGTTGTTTCTTGCCATGATACCAGCAATGTCACCATTCAGAGGAATGTATCTGAACTCATTGTTGAATCTGTCAAAGACATACTTGTAACCACTATCAAGAACAGCAAAGGATGAACTTGAAACTTGTGCATAGAACTTCAGAACATTATTTGTAGCAATTGTGGAGTTGGTAACATTTACCACATTTGCTCTATGAGGAGAGATAACTGCTTGACAATCTTTTCTCTTCTCAGCAAGAGCAATCAAGAGATTTGCTTTTGCTTGTGATTGCAATTCATCATTCATTGAACTACCCATGAGCAGGAAGTCCAGAGCAACCTCATCCTTATTCTCAAACAGGTTATATCCAGTGAGGACATCACCAAGTGCAGCAGCCATTCCACCAGATGCACCATAGTCCTTACCACCTGACAGTGTGTAAGTTACATTGCCAAGGAGGTTGAACTTAACATTTTGAGCATTGAGTCCCCATGCTCCAGCACCACTAGTAACTTTAGTAAATCCAGAGGAGAAACCACCAGCAACAGCAGATACACCATTAGGTACATCAGCAGTTGTTCCTGGGTTAGCACCAGCAAAGATATACTGTGAGTTATTAGCAAGGAAACTCTTGTAGTAATTTCTTACAGGTGAATTTCCATCCTCTTCAGAATCTTTTGCCTTAGACATGAAGTAGTTGGTTTCAAGGATGTTTCCTTGTACACCAGTTACATCTCCAGTGTCATCAACAATAGCAACGTGAATGGCATCATTAGTTGCCTTTCTTTCTGTTCCATAGAAGTTATCAACTGGTCTAGGAGCAAGAGACTTCCAGAAGACAGTTGAGTTTGTCAGACCAAGGGTCTGTTGATCATACCAGTCTACAGCAGAAGAAGCAGCAATTGTGTGGAAGGTTGCTTCACCACCACCAGTATTGATACCAGAATTGTTTACAAAGGTGATAACATCATCCTTTTCAATTGACTTGCCAGGGTTTGATACTTCATATGTAATGGGGTACTCTGTACCAGCATCAGTAGCAGCAGTAGAAACTCTACCAACAATTTTTACATCAAAAGTTGACTTGAGATTTACTGAAGCATCAGTTGTAACACCAGTAATGATACCCTTGAGGTGTCCTACAAACGATGTTGTTGTGCCTGCACCAGGTGTTGCAACAGACACTGCTACAGTAACACCGTGACCAACAATAGCACCAGCATTACCAGGATCAGCAGTGGCAATTCCAATTGTTTGATCTGCAAAGTTATCAATAGTACAGACTTTTAAATTGTTATTGACTTCACCTGGTTCTCTTGAAGCATAGAACCAATCACCAGAACCTGATGAATGAGATTCCTCATAATCATCATAGTTTTTGATTTTAAGATCTGTTGAGAATCCTGCAACTGTGCCAGCATTGGCATTAGCAAGATTTGATCCATCAATTCTAACGACCTGGAGAGCACCTCCATAAGAGAGGAATTCAGATGCAACCATCCAATCCTCATAATGTCTGTCGTTATCTTGGGGTCTCCCAAAAATTTCTAGCAGTTGTGATTGATTTGTAATTGAAACTGCCTCTTCAACTGGTCCACTTTTGAAAGGTGCAGCAATAGCACCAA